TCCTATAATCCAATCAATGAATCCAGATAAGAAAGAAAGAGGGGTAATGATTGATCGGTTCTCCTCCAACGTAATCTTAGATTCTTTAGAAAGAACCAAGGACGTTCATTAGCAATACGCCACCCTTGCACCAGATCGCCAGCCCAGAACGGGAACAATCGGCCAAACCGGCGGCTAAAGAGTTTAAGATGGTGGGCGATAACCCTTTGATATCTTTAGCTTAACCCAGTTGAGAGGGGTGGGATTGTGGCGCTGGGCAGGCGGAGGGGAGGGACGCCCCCCGCCAAAAAGAGAACAAATCGAGAACAAAGCAAGAACAGAGCGGGAACGGTTCCAGTTCCGAACCCAAGCCCCAGGCCAAGCCAGGTCATGAGGCGGCGGCTGGGCATAGCTAGGCATAGGAGCGCGACACAGGCCGCTGGGCGCGTTGCTTTGATGGCTCTGGGACTGGTGGGCAAGGGCCTTGGCTGGGAGCAGGCAGCGATCCGCTGGGGGGAGGGGCCATCCAGGCCTGTCCGGGTTGGGCGGTCGGGAACAGAAGGGGAACAAAACGAGAACAAAGGGGGAACAAAAGGGGTCCCTGGGCAGGTTTTCATTTCTGGCAGATTTCTGCGATTCCGGGGCCGGGGGGCCGTTGCGTTGGCCTAGCTGGCATAACCTGCGCACAACAACTCCTCTCATTTGAGCCTTTGCTTATGCCCCCCCCTATTAAGGGGTCCAAAAAGGACACCAATATAACTAGACACCGCCCCCCGGGTTGTGGGTTTCCCTAAAATTGGGATATATAAAAAAGATGAGTTCCCAGGCCGACGTTGATGATGATCCTGAAGTGGCGCCCGGATCTTTGCGGGCCGGGGCTGGCAGGCCAGCGCATAAGCCTATCGATACGACCCGCAAGATGGTGACGAGCGCCGTGGGCATGGGGCTGGACCAGATCTCGATTAGCGCCTTGCTGGATATAACGCCGAAGACGTTGCGTAAGTTTTACCGGCACGAGCTTGATACGGGTGCCGCGAAGGCGAACCTGAGTGTGGCCCGGAGCCTGTACGAGCGAGCCAGCGGGGGCAAGGATACGATAGCTAGCATATTTTGGCTAAAGGCTAGGGCTGGCTGGGTCGATACGGTGAAGAATATCCACGAGGGCTTGCCAGAGCGGATTACTGTCAGCTTTGCCCTAGAGCCTCCTAAGGTGGAACATGAAGTAATTGATGTAACCCCAGGAAAACAAAAAGATAATGCAGACTAGATCCGTCGCTATTGGCAAGGTTATTCCCTATGCGCGGAACCCCAGGCGCAATGATGCGGCCATATCTAAGGTTGCGGCCTCTTTGCAGGAGTTTGGCTGGCAACAGCCCATAGTTGTCGATGCCGATATGGTGGTGGTCGCCGGTCACACGCGGTTAGAGGCGGCGCGGAGCTTGGGGATGACGGAGGTTCCAGTCCACGTTGCTGCGGGGCTGACCCCCGAACAGGTCAAAGCCTACCGGATTGCGGACAACCGGGTGGGCCAAGAAGCTGAGTGGGACGAAGAATTGCTGCGGTTGGAGCTAGGCGAGCTAGAAAGCCTAGAGTTCCCGCTAGACCTGACTGGGTTTGATGCTGACGAGCTTGGCGTTTTTATGGCCGACCCTATTGAGGAAGGCAAAACCGACCCTGATGAAGTTCCAGAACTGCCTGACGATCCCGTGACAAAGCCGGGTGATGTTTGGCTGATGGGTCCGCATAGGTTGGTTTGCGGTGACAGCACCAGCATTGATGCGGTGGAGAAGCTGATGGGTGACAGTTTGGCCTCGGCCTTGGTAACAGACCCGCCATATTTGGTCACACCAACATCCAAAACCCATTATGAAAAACCAGGAATGATCAAAGGCGGATGGATGGGAAAAGATTACCCCGTAAATCATGGAGCAATGTTTGAAGTCCCGGAGTTTGATGATTGGATGCCTCTATCCTTCGCTGTGTGCGATACGGATGCCGATTGCTATATTATGAGTAATGACCGGAATTTAAGCGATATTATTGGAAGTGCGGAAAAATGCGGATGGCGTTACCATAATATTTTAGCATGGGTGAAGCCGAATGGAATCCCCAACAGGTGGTACTTCAAAGACCTGGAATTTACGTTCTACGGTTTCAAGGGTCATGCCCAAACAATCAACAACCCAAGTTCGACCCAATCGTTTAGGTGTGGGCACGCCAAAGAAAAGGAACATATGAGCCAGAAGCCCGTTGATCTATTTGTCCATTATATAGAAAATAGCACAAAGGCGGGTGGTTTGGTTTACGAACCATTTGGCGGTTCAGGTACGACCATCATTGCTAGTGAAAAAACAGGTCGCACTTGTAACGCGATGGAACTCGACCCCAAATACTGCGACGTGATCGTAAAGCGCTGGGAGGACTTCACAGGCAATAAGGCAGCCCTTGCTAATTCAAGGGAGGCCGCATGAATGAACGGCCGAGACTCTACGCAAATATGAACCGGCTTGATTTGTGCAGATAGAAATACCCTACGCCCCACGCCCCCAGCAGCTCGACCTGCACAAAGATGAGTCTCGGTTCAAGATTTGCGTGTCCCATAGACGCTGGGGAAAGAGCGTTTATGCGGTGACAGAGCTGCTGCGTAAGGCGCTGGAGATACAAACCGAGCGCGGAGACGGCCGGTTTATGTACCTGGCCCCGTATTATCGGCAGGCCAAACAAGTCGCCTGGGATTACCTTTGCTACTACGCCAAGGATTTACCCGGCACCAAGATTAACCAGTCAGAGCTACGGGTTGATTTGATTAACGGTAGCCGTATTAGGCTGGCTGGGGCCGGAGATGACCCTGATGCGCTGCGCGGGATTTTCTTAGATGGCGTTGTGCTGGACGAATATGCCGATATGTCGCCCAGGGTCTGGAGCGAGGTCATCAGGCCCGCTTTGGTAGATAGGAAGGGCTGGGCCATATTTATTGGGACGCCAAAGGGGAGAAACCACTTTTGGCGGTTGTATGAGGATACCGCTGGGGATAAGGAGTGGTACCGAAATATCTATAGGGCCTCAGAGACAGGGGTTATCGACCCGCACGAGCTTGCAGCCGCAAAGCGCGAAATGGGTGAAGATGAATATCTCCAGGAATTTGAGTGTTCTTGGACTGCTGCGATCAAAGGCAGCTATTACGGAGGATTAGTTGAAGATGCAGATAAAGAGGGTCGTATATCCCGTGTTGAGCATGATCCGGCGATCCCTGTCCACGTTGCTTGGGATCTTGGTATCGCTGATTCGTGCGCTCTTTGGTTTTTCCAAGTCACTATGGGCGAAGTTCGTATCATTGATTACTACGAACACAACAACGTAGGACTTGAGCATTACGTCAAAATTATGACGGGAAAAGGGTATTGGTACGGCGATGACTGGTTGCCGCACGATGCCAAGGTCCGCGAGCTAGGAACAGGCCGCACACGCGCAGAAACACTAGTAAACATGGGCAGACGGCCCCGGATTGTCCCAAATCACAAGATTGCAGACGGCATCAACGCTGGTCGGTTGCTGTTACACCACTGCTATTTTGATGAATTAAATTGCGAGCAGGGCATTAATGCGCTGCGCTCATATCAACGTGAATATGACGACGTAAAGCGCGTATTTAAGAAGACGCCACTGCATAATTGGGCCTCGCACGCCGCAGATGCCTTCAGATATTTGGCTATTGCCTATAAAGATTTAAAACCAAAAGAGCCGCCCGCAGACTGGCAAGAAGAGATGTTAAAAAAACCTAGCCTTGACGACTTGTGGGAAATGCACGATTTTGATTCCGCAAATCATTCGGAGCCGAGAATTTGATGGCTGTTAATTATGGTGAGCCTATGCCGCAAGGGTTTGGTCCCCAGGGCGGTTTAGCGATTCCGGGGCCTATGGGCGGGGAGTTTGGTTCATACCAAGAAGACCCCGCTATGCTCAGTGAAATCCTGGGAAATCTTACTGCTAAAATTACAGTTGAAACCGAACAGGTTCCTGGCGACTACAGCGGCGTTCCAATTAAGAGCAAGACCGAAGAAGAGGTTGATCTTGCGGAGTTACTCCCTGGCCCGGCTCCCATGATGATGTCGATGGGGCCACCACCGCCGCCAATGCAGCAGCCAATGATGGGCGCTCCGATGCAGCAGCCGATGCAACAGATGCAGCCACAATCAATGCAGCCGTTGATATAAAATGGCAGATAGCACCCAGGCAGAACAAGAAAAGCTCTACGGCACCGCTCGTTACTGGCAACGTGAGATTGACCAAGCCAGTGATTTCGAGCGTGATTGGCGGGATCGCGGCATTCGTGTTGTAGAACGATACCGTGACGAGCGGGATACCGGACTTTCTGGACCTCTCAGCCATCGCTTCAACATTCTTTGGGCTAATACCGAGACGCTAAAGGGCGCACTGTTTGCACGCATGGCCCAGCCTGATGTTCGTCGCCGGTTTAGCGGCGGTGACGCTGCGGCACGACAAGTTGCTATCGCACTAGAGCGTGCGCTTCTTTACGAAATGGATACCTACGATTCGGCGCTGCCTGTT